AATAAATATTAAGTCCCTCAAAGGATAATCCAATTCGACTGCAACTATACATTGTGTTCACCATATTTATAACTTTATAAGATTCGATGTCATCTTTATTAGTTCAGATTTCTTTCTATCTTCGTTCGGTTTTATATATATTTTCAAGAGTTCGGTGTTAGAATGCCTCATTAAGTCACTTAGAGTTAGTTCGTCGCATCCATTCTCTTTAAGCTCTGTGCAGAATAGTCTCCTCAGACTGTGAGTTGTTGCAGATATTCCCTGATCCGCAGCCAACCCTTTGACATGCTCATATATTCTTTTGTCTTTGTTATATGATCTGATATTACCACACTTGTCTTTGTAAACAATAAGTCTTCCTTCTGATAGGTCTTTACCTTTGTAGTCTGATCTCCACTCCATATAACTAATCAGTTCATCATTTACAACCGGAGGAATGTCCATCTGCACGACCAATCCATTCTTGCCGTGGCCTTTACCTTTAATTGTGATCTTTTCATTGTTTATGTCATTGAGCATTTGGTTGCTGATCTCTCCGCGTCTCATTCCTAACGCTCCTCCCAGAATCAATATCATCCTGTCTCTGGGGTCTGCTGATTCGTACATCTTTATAAAATCATCATTGCTTATGAAAACACGTTTAACTGTTGGCCTGTTCCATAGTATGTCCATGCACTTCATATGATCCTTTTTTGTGTGGTATCTTATGCATCTGTTCATTGCCTCGACCATCATACGTATGCTTTGCTCTTGACACTCCAAATTAGAGATCAGGAACCACAGTTCGTCCTCTCCCATCTTATGCGGGTCTGTTTCTAATCCATTCGATTCAAGCAGCTTTATGCAGATGTCTATCCTGTCTTTATATGACTTTATTGTTGAATCCTTTCTGTTCCTCTTAGCGAGGTGCTCATAATATTTCTCATAATTACACATTTAATCCTCTCCATAGCGATATAGACACAATTGAAAAACCTCAAACAGACAAACCCCCCATGTGTGAGAGTGTGTGTGAGACGTGTTTAGGGAAATATTATTTATATTACCCCAAATAATAGTAATTCAAGTGTGTCTCCTAACCGAGATACCGCCACCGGCCTGCTCCAATTCGACTTAGACTTGCCGGTGGTATCTTCCCCTTTTTAATTCCATTCTTCGCAAATTCTCCTGTACTCGCATTGCGAGCATTTCTTTCCTTTCTTTCCTTCATATCTTCCCATCCTTATTTTCTCTATTACTTCAGATAAAATGTTTTTTACAGCGTCATCGGACGTGTAAGGCACGCTTACGTACCCTACAGGATGCTCCCGCAGGTAAGCTAACCGCACGTCGATCTGGTCAGTGTGCAGCCTGTGCGCACCGGCCGATAGCCATTTGTATATACGTCCTTGCATGACGTCCTTCTCTGTCCTTGCTCCTGTCTTCCAGTCTATGATCTTCTTTCCGTCCTTAGTCATTAGGTCTATCCTTCCGAGTATCGTTACTCCGTCAAGGTCTCTTGTCAGCGTCGTCTCAGCTATCCACTTATCCGACGGCTTAAGGGTCGGATGCCCGACCACCAGCATGTCGTACCCGGCCATAGCGTCAAAGTAGCGACTTTTTAGCACTAGAGTCTCGTCAATCTCCTCCGCCTTCGCTCCGGGATCGTACAGCATCTGTATGCCCCTGTGCACCGCGGAACCTGTCACCATATAGCGCATGTCCTTCTCTCCCTCGACGCCGTTCTTGTAGTACAAAAATGACAGCGGGCAGCCTATGTACATGTTGACGCTTGACGGCGATAGGTGGTCATATGGAAAATCACTCAAAGCTTATCCTCCACAATAAACTCAGTCTTCGCTCTCCGGATGGTCACTATTACCATGTCTTTGTCTTCCAGCATCATGTCCTGCACTATTGTCATTGGGATCGTGAAACCTTTTGAGTTTCCGATCTTTCCGACACGTGTGTTATAAGTAGCCTCTGCCAACACTTCTCTTTCTTTCATTTTCTCACCTTGCCCTCTTTGCGTGCGATCTCTGTGCTTTCCGTGCCATTATAACCGGTCGGGTACTCGATCAGGTATGCGCATGTTATGTCCCTCTCGTCTATGTTCGCAAAGTATGACTTTGCCTCGCCTTCGACGCCGAACTCCCTTACGCTTTCCTGTCCGTCGTTCCATTCAGTTATTACTTTGTATTGTTTCATGATCCTCACCTGTTCGATTTTGTGTTAATGGACACCGGGCCAAATTTTATTATTCTGTCATCATAAGAGAACTCTGCTACTTCTCCTATAGTGACATTCAGACGGTTGATGGCCTGATCCGTGCACGACCTACCGGACTCATATTCTCCTAGCCACTCAAGCAGCTTAGGGACGGCCGCAAGCAGTCCCGAATCGACGTCACAGTGGCTGATGTATTCTCCTTTGTATTTTGCTCTGTACGTTCCGTCTCCGTCATGTGTGTGCGACACATACACCTCATGTCCATCTAGACCTATGACGTCTGTCTGCTCGTCCGTTGCGTAAAGCAATGAGCAGAACTCTTTCCATCTTGATCTTGATATTACGTAACATGGGTCGCATATCACGTACTGCCCTCCTTCCATTAGGTCGGCAATTCACTCCACCTCTTCGTATTGTATGAATGTTGAAGTGCTGCCTTCTCTGTAATATATGATCGACCCGTTTAGTTGATACTCGTACTCGCTCGCGAGAAACTCCCCTATAGGTTTGAGATCGCGCGTATATACCTTCATTTTGTGAACGTTTTCGTACATTGTTCCAATCTCTTTTACATGACACCCGCCTTGTCTGGCGTTGTAATTAGATAGAATCTGGTGATGAACCATTCACTCCACCTCCTTGCCGTCCGTCAGGACGACGACGGGGATTCCCCCGACGATCTTTACTTGCATGGAGGTCATGCGTAGCACCTCGCCTCTTCTGCGTCCTTAACTGCGGTCTCAAGGTGCTTTACTGCGGATTCTATAAGGGCTATGGCCTTTGCCATGTCGTCCTCTACTGCTATCCCCATCTTCTCTATGTAGACATTAAGGTCTAGCACCACATTCTTCAGTAAGGATGTTAAGTCCTTCGTATCTTCTATTACTTCGTAGTCTGTCATTGGTTGTTTCGTCCTGCGGGTTTCCCCGCAATATTATGTATGCATTACAAGTATATAAATGTTATACAGTATAATACAATATTAGCAATTAACAGACAAAACACCGTGGGCTTTCATGTTTCGAAGTAATACATTGTAAAATAGTGCCCCGCCGGGACGTAACAACCACGAAACATACGACGGAGCAAATGTACAATATGTTCAGATTATAAAAATAAAGCCTGTCCCGTTGCATCTCGGGACAGGTATGTTCAGGTTTTGGGGGGTTGAACCTTCTCGATGACGCCTTTGCCCCATTTGCCCCACTTCTGCATGTCCTTAAGGACTTCAGCGGGGCCCTTGTGGATCCCAATTACGCACCATCTGGTCATCAGCATCGAGGATATGAAGGTCGCTACTGAGTAGAACCACACATCAGCTCCGACTATCCCGAGGCCTTGGAATATCATAGGGGTCACTACTATCCCAATCGCTCCTCCGAGGATCGCTGCGAACACGCTGCCTACTATGTACTTCAACTTCCACATGGTCGGGTCGACCATCTCAGGATTCTTAAGCTGCAGTTCGTCGTCTTTGTCCGCCTTCCTCGTCGCAGACACAAAGAACGCAGCGAATGCGGCCCCTAGTGCAGCGACAAGAATGATTGCCAGAAGGAACTCCGTCGGAGGCCCCAGTGTGCTTACATCTATTGCCATGTTTATCTCTCCGTCTTTCAAGTCTTCCATGATCTGATCGTACAGCTGTGTCCTGACTAGCGAGTAGGCCAGAATGGCCGCGAACACGTCATCGACACGGAGACGCCCCTGCAGTATCCACAACAGGAACGTTACTCGCTGTACTTTCACACTCAAAGAAGCTTTCTCCCGTCAGCATTTGACTTCTTGAACGCAAGGAACAGGATAACAGAGAACACAACGAGCATAACGCCGAACACTATGGCCAGAGCGCCGTACAGCAGTTCGTTGCCGCTGCTGACGTTCTTGATCACTGTGGTCGTAGTTGTTCCGTCATCGAGTCCTATGTCGTAGCCTGTGGTGTAGCCGTCAGCGTATCCCGCAGCCGTCCCGGCCGCAAGTCCAGCGGCGTACTCGTCCGCAAGCAGGCCGTTTATCCCGAGGTAGCCGTAAACGTAGCCTGTGGTGTAATCCATACACTGCGTGTCAGTCCACGTTGCCACAGGAGCGTACGATGTCGCCCACGCCAGCCCCCCTGCCGCGTCTGCCGCCCCAAGGTCGTAACCGTCCTGATATTCTGTCGTAACGGCGTCTGCCGATCCGGCGAAAACAAAGCACCCTGCGACGGCAAGCATCGCGAAAAGTGCACTCATAAGCTTTACTTCTTTTTTGATGATAGTATCACCGGTCGAAATGACCGTATAAAAAGACTTGAATAAACGATAAAAAAAGGGAATTGGAAAGGGTTTCAGAATTGTGTAGGGTCGTAGACAACTATTACGCTATCTCCACTTCTCCAAGTGACTGTTGCATTATCTAGGTCTGAGCTTTCAGGTACGATCCAAAATCCATAGCAAATACTGTTACTGCCAGGCATGAAATATATATCTCCAAGGAATAGCGGATGATTGCTAAAAACTCCAGTATTTCCTCTATAACCAATTCCGTTGATATTCAGAATATATGGATATGTACTGCAACTAATTCCTTCTTCATAGTCAATATTTTTTATTTTTATCTCTGCGATAACGAACATCCAGCCAGCATCTGAGTTTATACGGAATCCTCCGTTAGACATGAATGACGTAAATGTGCTTGTGATATTGTAATCAAAATATGCATTAGGTGTTGGTTCAGGTGTAACGACCTCGTTGTCTGTATCGTCTACAGAATTAGTCAATGCAAACACGGCTATTACTGCAACCACTGCAACAGCCGTGACCACTAAAACTAAAATCTTGTGTGTGGAATCCATGGACTATATAGAACTGCATCACTAATATAATTTTAACGCAGATTATGACGTCCTTTTCCATATGTACACAGAAAAACGATAAAAAGGGAATTGGAAAGGGTTTCAGAGAAGTGTAGGGTCGTAGACAACTATTGCGTCCTCTTCGCCTTTCCATAACACTGAGGCATTTTCTAGGTCTATGTCGGGCGGCATAGTCCAAAGGTTGTATATCTTACTTTGACCGCCGGGCATGATGTAGATGCTGCTTTCATGCAGTGGATGGCTGTATATTCCCCCATTTCCTCTGTAACTTATGTTATCATATTTGAGCATGTAATTGTACGGGTCTCCATTTATGCCGGGTTCGTAGTCTATGTTCTTCACAGTGATCTCAGCAAGAACAAAAATGTTGCCCGGAGATGGATTATTTGTAGTTCCATATTTAGATACATAGGATGTTATTGTGCTGAGTTCATAGTCATAATAAGCATTAGTTGTTGGTTCTGGAGTCTCTTCTTCAGTGTCCTTGTTGTCTGACAGTACAAAGAATAACACAGCCGCTACGGCCACAACAGCGACCACCGCAACTACAACGATTAAAATCTTTTTTGTGGAATCCATGGACTATATAGAGCTGCATCTCCAATATAATTTTAACGCATATTATGATGTCCTTTTCCAAATGTACACGGACATGTACGGAGGCATGTTGTTGTGTGCATCTGGCTGAGAGTTTCCGGCCTGAGAGGTTGTTCCGACGACAGATACTGAAGCCGAACCTATATCTCCAGACAGATTGTGTGTGTGATCTCCTGCACTCAATGTCTTGCTGCTACCGCTTTTTTCAATATAAGGCGGGCCGCTTGCACCCTGTACAGTTACTTCAGTTGTTCCTTTATTCGATGTTATTGTGTGTGTATGCCCCGATACAGTCTCGGCACTTATAGTACCCGATCCGTGAGTATGCGCTGCCATCTGACAGCTTGCGTTGTGAGAGTGCCTTCCGCTTTCTTCAGGTATCAGAACATGTGCCTTCTCTCCGCCTATTCCACCAACAACGCTGAAGTCCGGATCGGTCTCGTTGAGCGAGACTGCGATCCTGCCCTGCGATATTCTCTCCCATACCCCGAACCCCATAAGGCTCGCGGGATTGGTCGGAACGTACAGCTTGATTATGCTGCCTACAGGCCTAAGCGCCTGCGGCTGGATGTCCGGCGTAGGCATCGGAGGATTTAGACCGATTATCATGCTGTGCGCCTCCACATGTATGTTGTCCTGTACGGCGGAAGGTTGTTGTGTGCCTGTCCTCCGGAATTATTGACAATCGACACGGACAAAGCCGGAGACGATGATGCAGTCGTTCCCGATATGCTGTGGCTGTGACCTCCTGCGGAACCCGATGGAGATGTTACACCTGCGGAATTCCACGCACCTGCTACATTACCCGACCCAGATATTCCTGAACCAGCTGAGCTTGTTACGTCATGCGTATGCGCCCCTGTCGAATTGACCGCCAGTGTACCAGCCCCGTGCGTATGCGATCCGCTTACGTTTGCGGTGTGGTTGTGTATAGGCATCTCCCCTGCAGTAAGCATGTGCGCCTTCTCTCCGCCTGTCTTTCCGGCAGCGTTAAAATCAGGGTCGCTCTCATTGACCCCGACAAGCATAACGCCGTTTATCCTCTGCCATGCTCCCCTGCCAAAGACAATATTTGGCGGGGTCTTGTCATCAGACTCGTAGATCACTCCGACCGGATAGATCACGTCTATAAGAGACGCAGACGGCAGATTAAGCCCCGGGGTCATCGTTATTATGCCCTGCCCTCCGTTCCCGCTGTTAAGCACTGTCAAGACCATGCTTACGGACTGCGTAGGCACTATGTTGGCCCTTAGCGTTATCTGATTAGCGGTCTGCGCTATCAGTATCAATCCCGCGGCAACGCCCGCCATGGCTCCCGCAAGGTCGCCTGTAGCGTAACCGATTATTCCTTCCGCATCTATCGGGAGGCCGGGCACAGCTATTACCCTGCTGAATGTTCCGTCCCCTCCGTCAGTCCAACCCGAGGTTGGCACACTTACATTGAATGTTCCTGCCATTAGATCACCTTGAAAAGAGTTACTTCTAAGTCCTTGCCGCCTATCATCATGCCGGAGCACTTGACAGTGACGTTCTGGTTTCCTGCGGCCGTTACATACGGCCCCAGCACAGACCAAGAGCTTACCTGGTCTGCCTGATGCTGCGATAATCCGATCGCTGCGGTCATGCCCGCAACTGAAATAACAGACGGAACGGTCTGCGAGAACGTGCCGTCAGGGGCCTGTACCCACCCGGAATAAGGAAGCATAAGCGTCTCCATCGTAATGGAGTCCTCAGGCCTTCCTTCCCCTCCTGCTGCCTTGTAGCATGCCCACAGCCCGAACTCCCAACGGTTGATGTCCACAAAGGAGACGAAGTCTCCGTCCAACCAAGTGAACGGCGCGTAAGGCACGTTAGCGGCCGCAGACAGGTCGGAGATGCACTGCTCCATGGACTGCGCCATATAGAGCGTAAGAGCGCCCGCGTCAGACGTGTTAAACGGCGGAGTGATCGTTGCTCCTATCTCCGCGGCTATGTCTATAGCGTTGTCGACAAGTCTGTTCCAATCGTCGGACGTGTGACGTTCCGACGCGGAACCGAACCACATGCGGAATTGTAAAAGCTGCATCAGGGCACCCCTTTCGTTACTACTCTGGCAAGCCCGGTTATGCGCTGTCTGTATGACGATCCTACCCTGTTCTCTATCTTCATGACCTCCACCTCAATGCTGCCGTCCCTTGTCTCTATTGCGAGCATATCCCCCATCTCGATCCTTGGGTCGCCGGTTGTCTCTACTGTCACACTATTGACGTTGTGGTTGGCGACTATCTTGTCAACGATACCTTGCTTGTCTTGCGGGGTCGTCAGCATCTGGTTGCTTATGCTGTATACAACCTTGGGGACTGTCATATCGCCCCTTAGATCAAGATTAGAGTTATCCTCAAAGACGTACATGTTCGGCCGTACCTCAGCGGATTCGGACATAGGCCAGCGCATTATGTTTGATGACTCTATGTTCCTGCTTCCTGGTACTTTGATGCTAAGGACGATCTCTCCCTGCTGTCCTACTGATATTGGGATTCCGTATCTGGATGATGTGTCCGTTATTATCTTGATGGGCGACACGTCCGTATAGACCAGCTGGTGAGATGGGTTGACATCCAGCGCCATGTCCAATATGTACGCAATGTTAAGGCCGTCCAGCATGTCCGCCAGCTTGTCCCTTACGGAATCTGTGACCTCTATGGTCAAGCTTACGGTGTTCTTGTCGAGTATTGCGCGGACGTCCTCTGCGGATATGCGTGTGACGTTAGACCCGACCGGATCGACCGCGGTAACGTAAAACATCCCCAACGGGAACGTCGCAGGTTCCCCGAACTCGTTGCGCGTTATCACGTTTATGGAAACACGCGCGAAAGAGGACACGTCAGTATCGCGTATGTCGTTAAGCGTCGTGTCCAGACGTGTAGCGTATGACTGTAAGCCGAGAGGGTCAATTGATTCCGTGACCACTGTTGTGTCCTGCTGGCGGTCTGACGAGAATCTCCGCATGTTGCCAAAGGAGATCTCGCTTATGCCTACGTGCGCCCTTGGAATGGATGTCTTAGTGACGTGCACATTTATGCTGCTGTATGTAGCGAGTATTCCGTCGATGGAGAACCTGGCATCCAGGTTTCCGCGCACCTGTATTGTCTTGGTTCCGTTGCCGTTGTCGACTATTGTGACTGTCGACATCATGTCACCTCAATAGGCGGAGGCGGGCCTACGCGGACGAACTGCGTATAATTGCTTCCGCCGTAAGGAACGCCAGAATCAGTGTATGCATTGTATGTTCTGTTTGGAGTACTATTATTTAGATAGAAGCTACCATAACTCGAAACAGCACCCCCTCTAACTCTCAATTGCTGTATATTGATGCATCCTCTAAATTCATTTCCCCATATCCGATTAGTTAAACTTGTGCCGCCAATTATGTCTAAAATCTCAAGCTTAAGGTCATCCTGATGTGTCTGCGCTGTTCCTGCGTTGTTGCTTCCGGTTCCTGAGCTTTCCTTTAAGCTGAATATCCTTCTTGCGCTTACTTTGACGTTAACAAGAAACTCTCTGTTGCATCTCCAGATCATAGTGTCAACCTCTCCTGTGAACATGACATAGGTTGGATTGTTGTTGATTGTTGAAGGAAAGTCTAGCGTAGTAGTGTTAATGTATAGTGATGTGCTAACTGTTCCACCGCGCTGTGTCCCCTCCCTGATCTTAATTATTCCAGTTAACGGACGTGCTGCAAAAAAATAGTAGTAATTTCCCGAGTATAATACATCACCTTCGCAATTAACTCCGGACAGTTCCTCGACCCAATTGCAGCCATTGAATGCAGACATAAAGTTAGACAAGTTTATTGCTGCAGTAAGCACGATCTTACGTATTCCTGATCGTGCCATGGTTCCAGCTGAACCAATGTTGCTGAGTGCTATTGATCCGCTTGTAAGAGGTGCATCATTCAAGAAAGAACGGGTCAGGCTCTTCGCTATCTTGTCGCCGTTCCTGAGGCTTGTAGTCGACTTCCATGATTGCAAATTTAGATCAAGTGTAGCTACAGAGTCACCTAGAAAAACAGTGCCAATTTTAACTGAGTCACCCCATGTATTATAAATTGTTGTTGCGCCTGTAAGCGATGTGACCCTGTCGAACACCAGCATTTCTGCTATGTTTAATATAGGTGGTGTTGTAGGTGCGGTGAACACTCCAGAACCATAGATACGATAACAGCCATCATAAGTGTCTGTCAACACTGTTGCCCCAAGTGTGTCCTGCCATAGCTTAGTGTAGCGGTTACCGTATGCGTTGTTAACCACTATTCCGGACATTGCGCATTCCGCAAGGTCGTTATAATTGCCAAGAGTAAAAGCACCTGCGTATATCTGCGGCGTGCCTTGGATCGTCACAGATGCTAGCGACGTGCAACCATCAAAAGCAGCGCCGAAAACTTCCCCGACACTAGCGGGGATCGTAACAGACGCAAGCGACGTGCAGCCCTTGAACGCACCCATAGAAATGTAAATTGGAGACCCCATAGACTGTACGTTTGTCAGGTTTGACAGGCCAAAGAAAGCATTAGTCCCTATCCCGTTGACAAGGAAGTTGACGTTAAGGGATGTTATTGACGCTCTGTCCGGGTACCACGGTGCGTCTCCCTCTGCGTAGTCCGGAATAGGAAGAGCAGACAGGTCGGAAGTCCAGATGTTAAGCACTCCTGAATTAATAGACCAGACGATCTGAGAAGTGCCCGGTGTTGTAGGCCCTCCGCCCGCGCTGTCCTGTATAACAGCATCATCGACAAGAATGTCAAAGTCCTCTGCGATCATGTCCTCTTGGAAGTAGATTGTTAATCCTGACTGATGCTCCTTGGTGAATGCCAGATTTAGATTCCAATCTATGTCTCCGGCGGAATCGCTTATCACGTCTGAGACAATGCCGGACTGCGGGGAGGTCTGCCCGTCAGGAGTTATTATCGTTGTTGCCGGTGCAGTCCTCCATCCTCCGGCGCTGTACAGAGCGTATCTTCTGGACACTATGTTGCCGTCAAAGACCTGCGACGGCACGGAGTGCGGCATCTGACCTGTGTTTATCACTGTGGCGTCTACAGCAGCTGTAGGATCGATCTGCGCTCCTACTGCTATCTCCACACGAACGTTCCGGCCGTTTCCGTCTATGTAATCGTCAAACCACGGAGGAGCGCTCCTCATGATTCACTCCTCCGTCATCGTTGCGCTTACTTTATAGCCTGAAAATCTGTCTTTGCTCCACTGTCCGTTTGCGGTTACCTTAAGGTCAGAACCAAAATAGAAGTTAGCGGTACGGAAAGCTCCGATCATGGGTGAGTAGTACCTTACGCGGAATATCTTAAGCGATGTGATCTGATAGAGTTTCTGAAGAGTGATTTCGGGCATGTGGTTCCATGATATTGTAAGCTTGTCCTTCGCAGCGATTCCTTCGTAACGCAATGTTCCGTCCACTGCCCTGTCCGCATCCACAATATCGTTCCAAAGCGGGCCGTAATCCGATACCGCGCTGTCTGCTTGGAATGGGTACCACTGTCCGGTCGTGCTGTCCATTATCTCTATAAGCGCGCTCACAGCCCTAGCCTCCTCTGTTCCTGAGTAAGCGGTCTGACTATCTGCTTTGCAATCGCAGCACCGTCTAGATTGACAGTAAGCTGTATGGTCTGCGCACTTCCTCCGCCTGCCATTGACAAAGCATCCGCGACGGCCTGCGTTATGTAAGACTGCGGAGCGACAATCTCAGGCTCCTTAAGGTTGTCTCCGACAGTAACAAGGCCGGGTTTACCGGGAAGTGCTACTCCGCCGCTTGCAAGTCCAAAGAACCCTTTGACGCTGTTTACCGCATTGCCTGCTCCTTTAACAATGTCGCCGATGATTGGCATGTTGCTTACTGCGTCGGAGAATCCCTTCTTTACGTCGTCCCAAAGACCGCGGAAGAATCCGAGTATCTTGTCTATGGCCAGCCTGAATAGCATAGGGATCGTTTCTGTAATGGTAGTCCAGACATTCATTGCAGTGTCCTTTATGCCGTCCCATATGCTGCCGCCTACAGACTTGATAGTGTTCCATGCGTTTGTTGCGGATGTCTTAAGATGATCCCATTTCTCGCCTAGCCACGGTGCGGCGGTCTCTGTCATCCATCCCCAAGCACTGCCCGCAGCATCCTTTATCTTTCCCCACGCCCACTTTCCTGCGTCCGCTATCTTTCCCCATCCGTCCCAATCTTTGATTATGTCCATTGCGGACTTCAGATAACCCCATTTCCAGCTCCACTCAAGTGTCTTAGAGGATGCAAGTTCTAGCTTCCCCACAATAGCGTCAAGGGCATCACCGTCATAGACCAGATCGGCATATATGCCCTCAAGCGGATTCTTAGATGCGGCATCCTCCTGTTTGCTTATTGCATTCAGGGAGTCAAAGCTCATTAGACCTATGCTCTTCCTTGCTTCCTGCGCGGCCTTTGCCGCGTCCTTCATGGCATCCGTAATAGGTATGCCTGTGATCTTACCACTAGTGAGCTTCTCGGTGATCGCAGCAAGCATTGCAGCTTGTGTAGTCGTGTAGTCCATCGACTGACCGACACTTATTATTCCTTTCTCAAGCGCATAGGCCTCAAGCTGCGTCTCGTCCATGTATACGCCATAATGTCTGAGTCCGTCAATGCCCTCAGCTAGAGTAGCTGTCAGCCTGTCTGCTTCATCCTTGACGTTGCCAAGCCCAAGACCTCCATCCTTGATCTTATTGGCCAGATCGTGTATCTGAGAAGCTAATTTATACGCGGACATTGAAGAGTGTCCAAATGCCAGCATGTTCTGAGCAGTGCTAGCCCACTCAATCCCATATTTCTTAACTTTGTCACCGGCATCTTTAACGGAGATACCAAGAGTGCGTATCGCTAGATTTGTTGCCTCTGTCTGCTTGCGCACTTTCTCCTGATGCTCGTTCCATTTGTTCCACAGCCACATAGCAGCTTCTATTATCAGCACAATAGCGATCAGCGGCCCCATTGCTGTCAACATGGCCATCCCGAAGGCCTTCATGCTCACGGTCGCGGCCTTAAGGCCTGCCCCTAGAGTCTTAAGAGATTTGACGAAGCCTTGTCCTCCGGTCATTGAGGTTTTGAATCCTGCTCCGGCCGCTTTTAGATCGGCGGTCAGAGCCTTAAGCTGAGGGCCTACCTGCTTGAACGCGGACCCCATCATTCGTGAGTATTTCCCCATACCGGCGGACTGCATGCCCAACGTAGAAAGCTTGGACGCGAAAACATCCGCTTCCATTCCTGCGCTGTGGAAAGATTCCTCTGTTTCGTCTCCAAAGGTTTTAGTATCTGTGGATTTAGGGACATTCTTGCCCAAATTCTGCATTGACTCCTTAAAATGACTTATGTCAGCCTTTATGCGTACCCACAGATTACCTATGCTGCCGTCGCTCATTGTCTGCCTCTCAGGTTGCTTTGTATCGTGCTCATTGCTTCTTTGAACCGCTTTTGCGCGTCTGCGCGCCTGTGTCCATCCATCGCTTTCTTGTTCTCTGCTTTCATCCAATCAGGCATAAGGGGTTCCATGATCTCGCCGAAATCCGTGAACTGCTTGGGGTCTTGCACGTACACCAGAGCGTTGACGATTCCCCGGAGCATCCTTATGTCCCTTACAGCCTCGCGCTCTTCCCTGCGCCTTATCGCCCATCCCAGAACCTCTATGTGTTGGGACGGGTCGACGCTGTACTCAGAGCACAGCGTCAGGTATCTGTCCCGGAACCGATCCTCTCCGTCTGCGAGGCACACTCCGACAACGCCGGCGTCAGCCGACGATTGGTCAAAAAAGGCGATTTAGCAAAGACCTCCGAGAATATCTGGAGTATGTCGCCAAGGCCGTAGCCTGACTTCTCAAGGTCTTCAGTGAACTTAAGGGATGTGACATCCGATGTTGCGCAAAGGTCAAGCATTGCGGTCACATCCGATATTTTCATTCCCTCAGGGTCATCCCCGGCATCACTCAGTATCTTCAGCGGCCTCAATCCGGCAAACTCCATCTTTTTTATGGCCTCAAGCGAGAACTCTATCTCATGCGTTCCGTTATCGGTCTCGATCTTCACGTTCTCACGGCCCCGGAGGTGTCGGTGTTCCGAACTGTGCGTACAGCGTCATGTTCTGTGTGAGGTTCAGCACTGCCCCGGGCGCGAATGTCGTGCCTGTGCCGTCCTTCGATGTGTTCCATTCTGCGAACACATCATTTCCGAACCACAGTCCAGCGCCATCAAGCACTGTAACGTTGTCGCTCGCCTCATACCATCCGAGGTCTATAGGCAGCGGCCCTTTTCCTCCGTTGGCATCGTAGAACAGCTGGAACGCCTCAAAGAAGATGTCATCGCTAAGTCTGCTAAGGACAAGCGACAGCGTACCTGTCTGGAGATCGTCATTTGTGTTCGCGTTCCTTCTTACGGACACCTGCGCCCTTCCGGAGTTCTTTGCATTGCCGTTAGGGTTATTGAGGTCAATGTCATAAGATGCATCTCTGTCCAGACCCTGCAACCTTGAGATAAGGTCTTTTCCGTCATTGGAAAGTGGCGGAGCAACAAAGCCGAACTCCAATGTCGGGAGCGGCTGAAGCCCCTGTATGCTCGACTGATACTTTTGGTTATCTTTGTTCGTCGAGTCTATTGTCTGCGGAGTCCCCCCGATGTCGGGGAAGCTCGTAATGTGATTGACCCTTATGATGTCGGTCTGTGACTTGTAGATCACAACCTGCATCCCGAGTCCGGTTAATCCAACTTCTTCTGCCATGTTATGCGCCTCTGTACATCCTTCCGTACACATCATGGGAAGCTTGGAACGTCAGGTGCACGGAGAACCTCTTAGATACTCCGTCCCTTCCGTCCACACGTCCTACTCTGCGTACGTGATTAAGCAACAAATTCTCCGAAACTTCCTTAACTAAATCTTCCAATTTCTCGGGGTCTTTGGTGTAAATGTCGCAGGAGAAGGTTGCGGTCGACGCCGATTCTATGCCGCCCCATTCAGAGGAGGAAGATTGTGATAGAGTTGACACTACGATCATCGGATCGTCGGAAATTTTTAGCCGAACAGGGTACAGCCAATAGACGCCCTTGATACCGCACATGGTTTTGATTGCGTTAACGAGGTCGTTAGAATCTGCTATGACATCGCCGCGCTTCTCCCACATGCGCAATCATCGGAAAATTGAGTTATCTATAAACATTGTAAAAGGAATATAGAGACATGCTCGGGAGGAAGAAGGACAAGACAGAGGATAAGCCGTCTGTATTCTGCATGCAGTGCGGCAACGCGGTCTATGACGACAGCGCAAGATTCTGCAACAAGTGCGGTGCAGAACTTAAAAAAAATGTTCAGTTGCAGAAGGTTGAAACTCCAAAGGTCAAAATAAATACAGAGGTTGTTGCGTTTGGTCAGGTTGTTGAACATAACGATGCCCCGATTCAAGTTAAAGAATTGATCGACGGCCTTATGGAGGGAAAACTTGCAAAGCCCGGAATGGACAGAACTAGGAACCCACCGATTCAGACCGGATGGATAGTTACTCCGCATAAGGTCGCTAACATAAGGGTTCCGCTTTTCGGATGTGTTCTTGGATTCAGCCTTAGCACAGAGGACAGAACGGCCAATGCATTATACTACAACGTCGAAGGAAGAGGCGAGATCGTGCACCAGAACTGCATAGGGGTGCAGCGTGTTGGGAATCGCCTGATGTTCATGGACGGAATCACAGAACCGGCAGATTCTATTATGCCTGAGAATGTTTTGGTATTCTATACAAAACATGAACTGGACGCTCTCGATCCTCCGACCGGTACAGACCTAGGATGTGCATCTCAGCTGATAGATGGATTCAGAAAAGGAAAATTTGACGGATGGTTGATTGATGAGGAAGAGGGCGTGACATCAATTACAATGCAGTGTGCAGGAGGATATTTCGTTTTCACGATATTCTATAGAGATGTGACAAAGAACCGTCTAGCATGTGTAAGGGACGACTGCATGTATCATGTCCACAACATCAATAAGATAACACTGAAGAAAGACGGAAGCATAGTGTTCTATAACGGTAATGAAGATTCCCGTCTTGTTTCCAAGAGGGTAAATTATATCTCGTTAATCCTACGAGACTAACAGAATCACTTGCTTAATTTTGACAGCATCTCATTAATGCTGTCCGAAACTAACTCTTTAACTTTTTCTTGATTCCCGTAAAAAGCAGGTCTGATGTAAGGCTGAGCGATATGCCCCTTTCGGCTTGTGTCATGCTCAACAGGTGTGTCCTCGGGGCCAAATTGGACGTTAGTACCCGCACCGCTGCGTCCGGTTCCGAATTCATTGTATGCCGCATATTCTACGCTTGTACCAATTGCTGCGCTTACTTCATCATCGCTTGCATTGACAACGTAAGTTATGCTTCCTCTTAACCTGCCTGTGTCCACCGGAGCCAGGAGCTTTGCATCCTTACTTATGGCCATAGCACCCTTTGTTATCCCTAGCTTTGCGCCTTTAAGTATCGCTCTGATCGCATCGTTAGCACCCAACTCTAGGTCAGACACATCATACTCTACGTCGGCCATGATCTCACGTTTTCCGAACAAAAGTGTCAAATGGATTGCCGGGCCGGTTGTCAAAGACAATTCCGTTATAGTTGTTGATGCTTGCATTTGACGGAAACTCTGCGTATTCCTGTATCTTCAATGTTCCTTTATTCATTATTGAAGTTCCGACGTTATTGTCATACAACGTCTCAATATCGACGACAGAAGAGTTGTCGATAGTAAGCTGTCCAGGCGCAAAACCAGAGAGCAGTGCGAAGGATTGACTGTATAGCTCAATCGTCGGCGTGCCGGGTGGCATAGGCTGCTCTATAAGAACAAACCTCTCACAACCTATCATCTTTATGTCACCGTGCTCATACTCAAGCGTAGTCTGTACGCTTCCCTTGATGTTATTTAGGGTTATTTTTCCTACAGGCCCATTGATCTCAAAAAAGAACGTAGCATCTGTTCCTCTGGTAAATACATTGGTTATTAGTAAATCACCCATTGGGTCTATATCCACCCCGTTAGAATTTTCATGTCCTTGAATATGAACTGTTACATAAGGTTGCACGAATATCTTGTTATTAACATACCTATCCAGATAAGGTTGTAACGTTTCCCCGTCTTTCAAGTATATGATAACATCTGTCTCATAGGTAGTAGTTATTCCATCAATTGAGGTTATTTTATCATCGACATATTCTTTTAATGCCAACTCTTTATCATCCCAGTATGGAGCAGGCACAATCTCGGCTATTACAAAAGACGCTGGATGATACGCTAACCCGAAACCCGTGAATACATAATTAGGATTCTGGTGATCAGAAGTAGTGAACCATATCCATGTATTCCCAGACATTGGCGGCCAATATATTTCAGATACGTATCTTTTATTCGGAGCATCGAACGTCCATATTAGGCTGTTGAGATAACCGATGTCTAAGCCGACCGTTTCCATTGTCATAGACAACAGCTGGTCGTTGAATACAATTTTGAATAGTCCGCTGTCGGCAGTACCCTGAGTTTCAAAAGGCAGAAGTCTGAACCACCCTCCGCCAGATTGTAACATCTGCCAATGATTAACGGACAGTGTACCTGTCCCTAATGCTGCATTGGCACTATTGTACCATGTGAATATCCAATTAGTACCATCGCTCTTAGTAGTTGTACGTACTATGGTTCCTCCGTCGGAGCCATTGACAAGCTCGTATAGCCCGCCGCCTATGTCCGTTACAGGGATGTATGCTCCTGCATCTTGAGGACTCATACCTCCTAGAACATTGATTATTGCCATCTGCATTGTAGCGTCAAAGGGTGGCTTGCCAAAATTCATTATGACAGCCATTATGTCATTGTTGTCCACTCCGCCTGCTCCGCCTATTGCAGTAAGAGCAAAAGCACCGGGTTTTTTCTCATATACCCCTATGTTTCTTACAGCGACTATATCTCCAGTCTCTCCGTCTGTAGAAAGAGGCTTGTCATCAACTGCGTTAAGTCCTCCTCCACCGCCTTCTCCTTCCACCAGCAGGTTCTTTGTCGCCGTTCCGTCAAAAAATGTCGGTCTCTGCGCAGGGTTGCCTGACAGAGAAAGCTTTCCTGTTATGTCGGTATTGCCTACTACGATAATATTGCCGTTGTGCTTGCTGTCTGCGTTGATCCTTCTGACATTGTTGCTCATATTACCACGCTTTCCTTAGACCTGCGGTTCCGTCCTGTGCGCTGTGGAATTCTATTCTTGCGTTGTTATCGTCGATGTTGGTCAGCACGTGCTCTATCCTTTGACCGATAGAATCAAAGACAACCGAATCGACCCACCCTCCAAGATCGTGCTGGATGTTCCAAACGTCTGACGCAGTTGACTGCGTGTGCTTGTATGTCGTTACCGGAATCTTGCTCTCTATAAGCTGCACAAGTTGTTCGGACTCTTCAGGGTCTCCCTTAAGGTCGATCCAATACACGTCTTCAGAGCAGGTGCATCCTCCGTCGGAACCGCCGCCTGAACCACCGGAACTGCCGGACTGTCCATACAGCAGCACGAACCTTGACATTCTGGTCTTAAGGTTCGGTTCTATCTCCCAAGACTGCGACACTCCGCCCTCTACTGTCGACGCCATACCCTCTAAGCCCATCTTGTTGATGCGTCCCTTGCAAAGTTCTATTATGATAGGGTCGATTATCTCTCCCAAGTCAGCATCGCGCCTTGTGTGCTCTAGGAACACGCCTAAGGCCTCTTCCATGACAGCAATCACAAAGTCATCGGTATAAGTCTCTTCATTCTTGAAAAGGGGTATTCTGCGCAGCTTATCAATGCGCCTGTCAGTGTCCGCAGTCATGTTATCACAATAGGAGGGGGACGGCGGGATGATTCCACTTACTCACGCCGTCCCCATGTGTTTGCCGGTGTCCCACCGGCGGGGGTGTTCATGTTCAAGGTATTACGATGGCCCCTACGCCAGGCCTCTTGTTCAGAGGGATTATGGTATCGTAGAAGATCCTCGTGTTGATCCTTGTTCCGTCAACAAGCTCTGATTTTCCATTCGGAAGCCCGGGGCCAAACACGTCGGTTATGCTGTGTGCGACGATGTTCTGCACTGTGTCCGGTGCGGTTATCATGACCTCTATTGTCTTCGGAGTGGTTCCAAGCTGGACCCCTCCGCCGGGGACAGACTCCCATCCGCCGTTCATCCATGCGGTCGGGACGTAGATGATCTGCTGTCCGTCGTACTCATTCGACGTAAGGTCTATCCTTCCCATGTAGCCGTCTATGTTCCTGACCTTCTGTACCTCTGTGGATGACCTCAGGAACTTCCTTGTGTCGCCAGACATGAAGATGGAGTAACCGTTCTCTACGCCTGTGGTGTCCCTTATGCTGTCAAGCAGATCGCCGATCTGTTGCAGAACGGTCGATGCGGAGATCGTGTGCGATATGATGTTTGCTGTCGGCATCTGTGCGTATGCACTCGCGAACGCAAGTTTTTCCTGTTCCGGAACGACCTGCTCTCTCGCTGTGACGGCCATTGTAGCCATTGCCGTGAATACGCCTTCCTGCTGCATCATGTCGACCTGATCGAGGACGTAAGACCTGCCCCTGTCAAACCTGAGCTCGTAAGGGTTCCACTCGATGCCCGCTGCTCCTGCAACGTAACCGAGTGCCCTGTCGTAATCTGCCAGCGGGTCTGTGAATATCGTTGCCAGCTGGCCAGTCTTTGCTCTCTGGAATCCCCTTACAAATGCGGGGTTTGGTTGCCACGGAGTTGTTTTTCTTTCATGTGCATAAACCTCGTCGAGGACCTCCGTGATCTGCACTACTATGTCGTCTAATGTGTTCGCAACACCTGACGGGTTTGTATTTGCCATTGTTTCTCACCTTACTTTTTTGCGGGAAGTCCTGCGGCATTCCGGAGCATGTCTTTCATGTCAGATCCGCCGGCGCCCGCCTTCCCACCTGTCGGAGCGCCCTTCTTTGCCTTCTCGTCCAGAATCTTACCAACATCCCCATCAACCTGTTTCTTCAGCTTTGCGATGTTCTCAGCTGTCTTTTTCTCGTCGGCGTCAACTACCATGTCAGCAAAGGACACATCGAGACCTACTTTAGCGAGTTCGGCCTCAGCGTTCTTCATCGCCAGAGCGTTTTTGTACGACGCAAGCTCCTCGTCCCTCTTCTTGTTCGCCAGATCGGCCTCGGCCTTGATACGGTCCTGCTCTTTCATTGCGGCTATTTTGATTTGCTCGTCATGATCCGCTTTGAGTTTCGCGATCTCTTTATCAGCTTGCGTTCTGGTCTCGATCCTTGTATCGCCAATCAGCTTGTTGAGCTGCTCCTGCGTCATCGTCACGGTCTTAGGCGGTTCCCCGCCTGTTCCTCCGTTAGAGGGTGGATTTGCTGGTTTATCTTCTGTCATACCTGTTTTACCTCACAGTTGAGTGCTAGAAAATCGGGCGGGATTGTTATTAAAAAACGTTGAAAAACTTTTGATAGCGGAGGATGCCTTGAGAATATGCAAATAATTAAAACATTAGTATCATATACATATGAAGGATGAGTGGATGGATAGTGGTACCAATGGATGATGAAATAATCTTCAAATTCAAATTTGAAGAGGATTACGACCCAAAGTATGTTAATGGTGCTTATGGCGGAGTGAATTGCAGAGGAGAGATGATGATTCACTTCTTCAACGAACGATACCCAATACCGAACAGTGTCTCCCATGAGTTTATAAAAGGCATTCCCGGAAAAGAAAAACACAGAGACCCCGAAGAGCATATAATCCTGAGAATGATAAAGACCGGAGTAACCATGGACATGAACAGCGCTAAGGAATTCCACCGCTGGCTTGGCGAGCAGATAAAGCTCTACGACGATGCCAACATGAAACAGCAAAGGTGATGATCTGGCGTTTGTATTCCCGCAATCTTCCGCTAGCATACTTCGAAAAAGTAAGGACAACTATAGCTATACGGAGAACAGTTACATTGCAGGCGGATTTTCATCATCCCTCTATACCAAAAGAGAGGAACATGAAATTATAAACAAAATAGGAAACTTTGTTTTCAATCCGCCTCTTGTGGTTACAATACAGGCAGATGGAGATAGTTACACCCTGCGTTGTGCCGAGGGGCAGTTCTATGAGGAGGGAGCATCAAGAGAAGACTTGCTACATGAGTTAGAATGTACCCTTGACTATGTGTGGGAAAAGTTTGTCGAGGGAGACCCCAACAGTATGAACGATGGCGCCGTCAGATATAGAGAATGGCTCATTTCGCATGCAAAAAAGAGGTAATGAGCGTGTCAGCTGTCAAGGCTCAAACTGTGATAAAAAATTTAACAAAGAAAGGATTCAAAGAGGGGCGCAAAGGAGATCACATCCGTCTGCACTATTACGACACAGAAGGCCGAATGACAAATGTCCATACTAAAATAAGTCGTGGCTCTAACATAGATATAGGCTCTAATTTGCTCAGTATTATGGGTCAGCAGATGGGGCTGTCTTTGAACGATTTTATAAGATTCAGTAAATGTGATATGGACCAAAAAGAGTATGAAGAAACTGCTAAGAATTTCATATCGGGGACTCATTTTAATCCTTAAGCGATGACGGATCTTATTCGGACACTGCGCAAGAAATGACCGTGGATGAAAAGATAGAGCGTTCGAGGATGGGCAGGATCAGGCGTTTAATCCTTCTTCGGCTTTGGTTTGTACTCGTCATAAATAACGAGCTCGCCAGTAACAGGGTCGCGATAGCCTACAATTGGCCCCCTAGCTCCATCGCAGAATCTGCTTGTGTCGGACTTCCTTTCCTCGGCGTTCATGGTACTATCAACCTAAACTCCATTATGGGGATTCTGTTATATACCTCTTTTGTACCCAGATATTCAAGCCACGCTCCTCTTTGCAACAGAACCTCTGCTTCATTTGTATACTCTGACATGATACCTATTGGCAGTGCTATCCCTTTCCCTGCGGGTATGTCTATCCGCATCAATCCAGGTATGCCGCCTGGTATGACATTTTCTCCAAAATCATTAGCTTTTGATAGGCTGGCTGATGTTGATGTAAATGAGTTAAACCGTTTAACATCTCCCGGTTTCATAAATGCCAAATCCCTAATGTCATCCCCTCTGAACACAGTAACCGGCTGGTTAAGTTCTGCTTTTGACACAACCGTTTCTAACTCCTTGATTTTTTCTACGTTCTCCGCTTCTAAGTAAGGTAAATCTGATCTCTGTTGCAGTGGTGCATTGTAAGGCCTTGAACCGTAAGTGTAGTCCGCCACTCTCTCCCAGTCTCTGTTGTTCAGTTTTTGTTCTGAAGACATGCGGTCAACATCTTCTTTTGTTATCTCGGTCGGGGGGCCTGATTGGTATGCTGTGCGCTCCGGTGGGTTGTTGATTAGCTCCTGCACATCATCGTACGCCTTGACCACTTCCTCGTTACCCTTTACTCCTCTAAGGCTATTGATCCTCTCTCTGAGCTTGTCGGGGTCATAGGGTTCCAATTCATCCTTATACTTCTCAACATAGTCGTGCAGTATCTTCTCGTCATACTGTGCTCCTTGTGACCTAAACGCGTCATTGATAAGCTGAGGCGTGACCATATTATAGACTCCACCAGCTCCCAGATTCGGAGGCAACACCTTACCCGTTGCATCCGTTTGCACGTTGACATTGACCGCGCTCTTCTCCTCAACTCTAACAGTCAGTTCACCGTCCACTACATCCGGCGTTATCACATAGTTGGCGCTTGCGATGGGTTCCCCGCTGAACATCGGTTCCGTCTTGGCATCAATAAACTGCTCCTTCCACTCCGCATACGTCATGCCCGGCGGCATTATGACGTTCTTTCCGTTCTCGTCCCTTCCGACCCTGACGATTTCTTCCTTCGTCTCTCCGTCGATAACCGGCTGTATGACGCAGCGGCAGTTAGGGTGCATAGGAGGTTTGTTGACCCCTTCCTCCGCCTCGTCCGTGCCGAAGTCCTGAAGGTCTAGCGCACCGCACACTGGACAGGTTCGTTCGTCTAACGTGGCGTAAAAGCGGTAGCGCATCTTTATCCCGAATTCGGATTCCATATCACGCAGAGCTTCCAGTTCTCCCTCTGCCCCTGCAGCTGTTATCTCCGTCCTCACTAGACGCTTTGACTCCCATATCTGCGCTCCGGAGTTCTCGTTAATGGTCTTGGCTATGTCCTTCTCGCTCTTGCCTGCTATTATACCGCCGGTTATCTGCTCTTTGATCAGGTCGTTGTGCCGTTTCGTCAGGTTCGCAGTATATTTTGTGTTCAGCACACGTCTGGCCATTGCGTCCGCTTGCCTGACGTTAGGAAGGTCAAATGACCATCCCATGCCGACGCCTTTCTGTACCTCGAACATCTGCCTAGAATATCCTTCCATTGCAGCGCCCCTAAGCGTTGCGTTAAGCGTGCTGTTTATTGAGCGCTGTGCTGTCAGACCTTCCATCTCTATGCGCTTGTATAGTGCCGTCTTGTTAGTGATCTGTGCACGCCATGACGGCTTATCAAGTTTCGAAAGCCACGACTTGCGCTGCGGTTCTGGGAGTTCCATCGCCTTCTTGCGCAGGTTCGCAAGTGCGTCAGGCCCTGCGTTAAGTTTAAGCCATGCATTAGGATCGACTACGTTGGGGGGCATGTACTTTCCCATGTCCCGGATGATATTGCGCTCAGCCGTGCGCAGGGAGGACTCTATGTCCCTTACTGCTGCGTAGTGCTTGCGGTGGTATGCGTACTGCTTGGACTCCGCAAGCTTGTCGAACTCTTGACGGTTCATTCTTCCTCAGGTTCTTCGTCAGTTTGAGGAAGGCCGAACTCGTCAGTCATTAGCGACCTTTCTCTTGCTAGGTCTGCTGCCTTCTGCTCTTTAAGGCGCTCCATTTCCTTGTCGACATCGTCAACAATTGACAGAGTGCCTAGAACGGTCTGCTGAGATACACCTGCATTAAGGTAACCAAGTGCTGCACTTGCCTCGGATGCAGGGTCTATCGTGACGTTGTAGTTGAACGAGATGTTCATCTTGGACACGTCCGCCGACGGGTCTCTGGATTCCGCCTGCATCTGGTTGTTAAGTGCATCATCGTACAGCTTACACCTTCGTCTGAATCCTATCTCAATCGACGTCTCAGACTCTTTCGCTACGTTCTGCGTTCCGTAAAGCTTGTATGCCATTGCTACGCCTGAAGCGTTGCCGCTGAATTGCTCGTCCATAAGGTTCGGAGAGCGCAGTAGCATGTGTATGAACTCGGTCAGGTCTTTTATGAAAAGGCTGGCGCCGGCCTCGTCCATCTGTTTTATCAGGAACTCCGCACCCTCTGCCGTTTTGTTCTCGAAATGCAGCACCTTTGTGTCTTTAAGCGCTTTTTTGTTTAATTCGATCTCTTCCCTAGTGAATCCCAATGCTGTGCCGTAAAGAGCAAGAACAGCACCAGCAAACGCATCCTTATCGTCCTGCCTGTCGCTCATTACAGAATTAAGAGCATCCTGCAGGCTCATGACGATCTCCACGTCTGACATTGCATCTTCGGAACTGACGTACTCTATCAGTGGCACTCTTGTGAAGCGGGTTGTTCTCTCGCTTCCTGTAGATAATGTCCACTTATTATTATCGGTGGTCTTCCATTCCTGATACCATCCGGGGCCGTAAACGTCCATTATGTGCACTTCTTTCTTGTCCTCTTTAACCGTCCTTACGACTGCACCGAATACGCTGTCTGGATCGACTGCCTGATTGTATGCTACAAAGGCTTTGCATGGTTTCAAGAATACTGATTTAGGTGTGAGTTCTTTGTCGTTATTGTGATATACCAGCTCGAAGCTTCTGCCGAATATGCGCATGTTAGAGATGTTCTTAGCTTCCTTCTTGCGCATGTTCTGGTCGTCGAATCGCTCTATGATCTTTAGGGCATTGGCATCGCCATCCCCAGAGACATAGTTAGGAGGATTACCTGCCATGTAAGATACTATCGTTTGTATGCAGTATCTAACTAGGTTCACTGTGATTTTTGCACCTTCTTTATCCGTAAATGTATGCTTATTGCTGTAGTAGTCCTGATATGTCTTGTAATCTGACAACCTGCTGGAGAACTCTTTAAAGCATTCTTCAATCATTTCTGCATCGGGCTTCTGCCCGACTTCTAAATCAACTTTTATTATTTCGCTCATGCTCTCGCCATCCCGCCGATGTTCGGCCTTACAAATGTATTGGAAAAGTAACGTCCTGCGTCCATACAATCGTCGTTGAACTTGATGGGTCTCTCCTCTCCGCGCATAGAGGCGTTCTCGTCCCATGCGTATGAACCGTACTCGCGATGCGAGTTGACGCAGGACGTGTGATACTTTAGGATGCCATTGTATAGGGCATGCTTGTGGAATCTTATGCCCTCTATGACAACATTGTTAGCGCCCTCTATTCCTATCATTACCTTACTATCAACGGCTCCGTAGCCTTCGCGTCTAAAGGCGTTCTTAAGTGCGCGTGCCGACGGGTCTATAGCTATGCGCATATTGTGAGGGTCGACGTGCAGGTCGTCGCACTCATGCGCAAAACGGTCGACTATATCCGTCTCTATCTTGTCTTTGCGCTTGTCGTAAATCTCACGGCCTATCCGCCACTGTGTGCGCATATTGTGGCCTGTGTAGGTCTCTAGTCCCGTTCCGTCAAGCCTCTTCTCTCTGAGCATTCCTCCGAACTCCATGGCCGTCGGGTGGTCGGTTCCCCAATCTATTGCACAATAGGCAAAGTCTACATCGGACATCGGGAAGTCCTCGAAGATGCTGCGCGTCGCTACTCCGGGATAAACAAGGCCCTCAGCTGATACCCTCCTGCCTAAAATGTAACGGTCATACTCGAATCCCTGATATTGCACTTCGTATTGTGCGATCATCTCAGGCGTCAGGATAGGATTGTCCTTCATTGTGAAGTGGTAGTAATTGACACCGCCCGCTGCCCTGCGTTCTTCAGGTGATGCAAGTCTCCACCGGTCAACGAACTCTGAATAAACAGGCTTGTTGGGATTGTCAGGGTTCATAGTAGCAAACAGCTTTCTTCCCGGGGATGCAAGCGTTCTGTTCTGCGCTTCGCTTATGAAGTTCTTATGGTGCTTGTTCAACTCGTCAAAATACCACCCTCCGGCCGTCAGTCCTACGACTTTATCATGACTGTTGTTGTTGCATGCGCCGTAAAGGACGCAGCGCTTGAGTCCTTCCGATGTCGGAATGAACAGAGACGGCGAACTGCTTGATTTGTAGTAAGAGCCTGGATGTATAGAGAGGATTCCGTACTGCCCGCCAATTACGTTGTTGTACAGTGAGTTAAGGGTGTTTCCGGACATGCCGAATACGAAGTCCGGAGACTCTTCTATGAACATAATCCATGCAAGGATCGACATAAGCGTCTTGGATGATCTGACAGAACCCTCCCAGATGTTAAGCCACTTGGAATTTCTTATGGAATTAAGAGCATGCACAGGAGGTGTCTTTATCTCCGGCGCCTTGAACTCAAGGCGGTACTTCGTCGATATGTCCGTCACCCTCCGCTTGTTTTGTTACTTTAAGGGCATTGGCAAGGTTGTCTATAGCGCTGGACTTCATCGTTTCCGGATCGGTAGGGGTCTCTCCTATCTGGTCGCGTAACAATGCGAAAGACGGGTCTGAATTCAGAGCGCGTATCGCCAGCTTCATAAGCATCCTGTCGCCTAGCGTAAGGTTTGCTTTCTTCAGATCATCAATGTTCTTTATCTTCGAGATGTCAGCCACTTTGCCGCTGTGTTCCGGTAAATTTATCAGAATTTTCAGTGCTTCTGCGAAGTCTCTCTTAGCCCTTCTTGCTTCTGCTGACGCCTTTGCTCCCTTCCTTCCCATCTCTCGGGCTTCTTCGGAGGTAAAGGGCGGACGTAGATTCTTCATGTTGCCGGTGCCCATTTCCTATTTCACTCCATAGTTGGATGTGTGAAATTGGTGGTTTTTTGATTAGAATAAACGATTAAAAAGTAAGTGTGGGGCCTACGCCCCGACCCTTTCGGGCATTCTCCCCTTAGGGACTTTTACCCGTTCCGTCGGTTTGACAACACAAGTCCAGTTTTAAACCGACCTATCCAACGGAACTGTTCTGTGTATCGAGTAGTGATTATTTAACACTCTTCCTCTTCCTCTCCGGTTCCGATCTCCGGCGCTTTAGGTTTGACGCCTTCCCTGCACTTAGGACATCTGAAAGACCAGCGCTCCATTGATGCGTAAGGTTCTTTGAATGAATCTCCGCACTTGACGCATCGGATCGTTATGTCCTTCATCCTTCCACCTTCTCGTATTCCTGCTCGCTCTGCTTGATGTATATCTCTACACCTGCTTTGGAGATGTCTGAAACGTACTTCTTATTCATTTGCAGAGTTGATATTACAGAGTCGTCTATTCCTGACGCGAACATGAAGGAGTCGCATATTGCACGACCGAGCTTGTCAATGTCTGGCTTGGTTGTCGGGTACTTTGGGTACCCTGTTTTCTTTTTGACTTTGCTCTGCGGCACTGGAAAGAAGAAATCTAGGAATATACCTATAGGCGCATCCTTGACGAACTGCACGTTGCTTTTGCTTATCTCTTCACGGATGTGTCTCTCTACTTTCTCTCTCCACGGCACAGTCTTGCTGTCTGCGTGTATGCGACGTGCACCTAGTGAGCCGTCCGCCTTCTTGTAAGGGATGGCTGTTACGGAACCCTGCGGTGCGGGGATGCCGGGAACGAACACATACATCGTTATCATGTTACCACCGTCCAATGCTTGAATCCATCAACCAGCTCAGATGACATCATTCCATACTTTTCGTATGACTTACATTTCTGGTATGTGTTAGACTTCAGCGAGAGTCTGCAGTACTTTGAGTCTTGGAAATGCTCGGCGATCTGAGTGGTCGTGCACCTGGGGTTTTCCTTGACGTATTCGTATATCATCTCACGTGTGACGATCATATGCCTTCAAACTCCGTCAGGGAGCGCCAAATAGCGCCTTTATCTTTCTTGGATAACTCGCCTGTCATGAATCCCTCGATTGTCAGACGCAGCTTGACAGTCTCGTTTATCTGTCTTTTTATAAGGTACTTAAGGTGTTCGTCCTCTCCCTCGTTAACGAAAAGAGCAAGGTGGTTGTGTCCGCTGGTTGAGACAAGGTACTCACCTCGGAGCTTGCCGTCGGAGAGCAGTTCGTTCATGATCTTGAACACGGTCGGGTTGGATCGGTTAAGGGCCTTGTCCCTTATCAGTGTCGAGTATGTGACGACTTCCCCTGCTGCGTTCTTTTCTTGGATGTAGTGATAGAGTGTCGTCTCGTCCATGTTCATATTCACAACCTCGGAGCAACGTAGTACTCGTACTCCACTCCTTCATACGACCACTCAAGCTTCATCGGGTATTCATCCCTAAGGTGTATCTTTATCATCGGAGCTTCGTCTCCTTCAGGTTCTTTGTCCAGCTTTATCTTGCTGACAAGGTCGGAAATAATGCCTGCCGGGTACATGTTGACAGTTTCCGGTGTTATTTCTATGTCGGCCCAATGCACAGCTTCCTCCGTGTTGCTGTGTATCTCCATGTATATCTTGCAGCGGTTCGTTGTTATAGTTACTGTCTCGTCTATCTTGGACAGCATAGGTATATGGCCGAGGAATGCAAGGCTTACCTCTCCTGCATCCATATCCACGAGTTTCGGCATCTTGATCTCTTTGTCGATTGCAATTGTCCGCATAGAGCGTTTTCCGCTTTTTCCTGTCAGGATCAATTTGCATTCTGCATCGTCATACTCTGCCTTAAGGTTCCCTTCATTTGACAAATCCTTAAGCGCGTTCATCAGATTCTCGGGGTCTAAGTGTATAAGGACTGGCTCGGACTTTATGTCCACCGTTGCCTGTATTGTATGCACTCTTGCTTCGTTGACTGATTTTATTCTCATTTTCACGCCGTCCGAGTCTATTGTAATAGGCTCTCCGTCTGCCACCGCGGCTACCGGTGCGATGATCTTGATCATCTTGTCTGCATCCATAACTATCATGGTTGTTACTTCCAGTATTTTTCATCGCTTGGAATTGGTTTTTCAATTGTGTACACAAAGTCGTTGCCCCCCTTTCCGACACTCACGTACAGCGTTTTCCTTGATCTTAGGAGCATAAGGACGTTGTGTACTGCATCCATGGAGCACTCAAGCGCGTCAGCTATCTCCTTTACAGACATCTTCCTGTCTTTGATCAGATTCGTTACTCTCTCTACCTCTACCATATTTCACCCCCCTTCCTGTCGTAGCAATTCGGAGTAGACTTGCCTACTCTTGCGTAACCTTGGTTAAAATTCAGCTCGATTGTTTTTACCCAAGCCGTTACTTTAGTTGTTTTGCTATTCTCATAATGGACGCTTATTCTGCCGCTTTTACGGAGTGCGCCCATCTGGTTAAGATGTTTGACGATACCGCTGAGTTCTCTGGTGTCGCACTCCAGCTTTGAGGAGAGTTCGAATACAGTGAAACGCTCTCCGATCTTTACGGCGTCGTTAAGGTCTTTCATAAGTTCGGTTCTGCGCGCTCTTCGGCCTAGGAGGTTGTCACTCATGGTTTCACTCCTGAACCGCCACAGATCTCGCAATCCTCAATCGTATTCTCTCTGAAATTGCCAAGAATTCCATACCCTTTGCAATTAAGACAAGGATTTTTTGTCTCCTTCTTTTTGACTTTTCGGATTTCTCCGTTTTTGTTGAGAAGGGGTTCCTTGTCTGCCGTCATGATAATACCTCATTTACTAAGCTCTGGCTGCAGAAAGGGCAAAATTTGAATGTGTAGTAGAGTGTGTTCTCACAGAAGCTGTAGCCTCTGTAGATCTTGACTCCTTCATCTTCTGGGAATGCTCGATAATATGGAATCCCTTCGGGGCCGAGCAGATTTTTCATGTCATTGCAGCAGGGGACAAATGAGCAGACTTTCTTCCAGGGCATCAGACCGCCTCCTTGACATAGCAGAAAGACTGCGGCGGGCGGGTCAGGCCATAATTCGAGATGTGGATCGGTGTTGTGAATCTGTAGGGGCTGTCAATGTGCCAAAGATATACCTTCCTGCACTTTGCTTTAGCCATATAAAATCGAAGATCTGGTACAGAAATGCAAGCTTTATTTGCAATATTTCCTGAGTAGTCGTAACCCGAATATTCCATACAGCCCATTAATCTGCACGATCCTACAACCTTGCTTATGGGAGCGGTCTCGTAGAGGTATATGGTATCTCCCCAGACCGCACGTTTCGGTTCTGATTTGCGTATCTCCAGCGTCTTTTTCCCGCTGAGGATGTTCTCGGCATGCTCAGGGTGGATCGAGAGGATTATGTCGGTCATTACTCGTCCTCCACAGGATAATCTCTCTTCATTATCTCGTGCCATTTGGGGATCATGCCAGCTTTGACGCATTCAGAACAGAACCACCCGATGCGCGTGTATGTCTTGTAATCCTGCTCTCCGCTCTCCCAATCGATGTTACCCCATACGCTCACTTTGCGCTGTGCCCTCTTCCAGCCGGAGTCCTTGAAGGTTATTCCTGCCGCGGCTCTGCATCCTTTGTTGTCGCGGCCTTGCTCGGTCTCTTCTATCTTCTTGCATATCTCGCATGTGACGCGGTAGATGCATCTTCTCTCAAATGCCATATTTCACCAGCCATTCGATGTAAAAATCTTCAAGAATCCAGACAGGAAACGCACCCGGAGAACCTTCTGCGGCAATTGTGTACCAGGGATTGCCATCTTCATCACCGCTCAGGCGATAAGCGACGTACTCGTCATAGACGATCCATTCATCGCGGTTTATCAACTTTAACTGACCTTCGTATTTTTTTAAAATTGAGTCCAAAAAGTCTCTTTTGGTAGGGTATTTTTTCTTTGGCGCTACGATAGAACCGTCAGAGAAGATGCACATGTCGAACTTCATCAGATCACCTTCTTTATGGGGATCCTGATGCGTCCGCCTATTATCGCGACATTGAGTTCATCGTTCCGGATGATCGCACCTTCTGCGGATGCCAGGATTAATACTGACTCGTGAATCATGGCAATTTTTGCATATCCCTTTTTGTTTGATTTGTTGGTAACTTCGATGCAATTTTCTGGATATTGTCCAATTCTGTAGTACCTTTCTTTCATTCTTCCGTTTATGATTTCTCTGAGAATTACTGCATCTTCGATGCTGAGAAGGGTCTCTTTATTGGCCGTCATGCGAGCACCTCGTTCGTGTAAAACGCGCAATCTTTGTCGTGTGACAGTCTCCATCCTTGTTTTATGCAGATTTTAGACATTCTGCCAAGAGGTGTAGGAATCCTGAAGGTGTAGCCTTCCTTTATGATGTTCTCCATCATCGCACGGAAGTCTCCATTTCTCGGCTTCACTGTAGCTATTAGCGAGATCCAAAGAATATCACCATGGTAATACAGATATGACCACTCTGTAAATTTGTCAGACGTAAATCCTATGGATTTGGCAAATTCTGTGTCGAGTAAGATCATTCCCTGAGGAGGCCTCATGTGTACTCCTCCCGGTTCTCGTACTTCGTGAATTTGTCGCTTGCGTAGTACCAAATGCAGGACAAGACCTCTTCTTTAACCTCGGACAAAAGTATCATGCACTTGCCGTTCTCTGCGTTTGCGCATGTGTTGCATTTGGAGGTCATTTGCTTCCTCCGAACATATCATCAAAAAGTTTGTCATCTTTAACATTCTGGCGTTTAATATCTGCAAGTTTTTTTCTGCCATTAAGCCTGACCTTTATAAGTGATATAACGGCATCCATCGACTCAAGCGTTATGCGGTCATATGTACTGTCATAAGACTTACCCAAAGCAGTGGCCAATATTGACATGCCCTCTTTATTCTCTATATCATCACTAAGAATATCACGGAGTTCTTCTAGATACAAAGGATAATCATCGTCTAATATACACTCAACAACAAATCTGTCAACAGCCTCTAGGATCGGGCTTACCATGTGTGCAATCTCAAGACTTCTCTCTTGGGTGTGCTCAAGCTTGTACTCTTTCAAGCTCTCACCCCACAGCGTACATCCACTGGACGCTTATTCCGGTGGTTCTGCTTCTCTTGGTTCCGCCTAGTTCAACTAGTCCCAACTGCCTCAATTCGTTGCACCTTGGTGTTACCGTGTTTATCGGCCACCCAAGATCGTCGGCAATGTCCCTGTTACTTGCAAGAGGGTGCTTGCGTATCGCGTTATAGACGATGCTCTGGTTAGCGCTGAGCTTCTTCTGTATTGCGGCGTATGCCTGCATCGACGTCTGAGAGACTGGCATGTCAGGCAACCTCCTCTATGTCCACTCTTACTATGTATACTGCAGTCACATTCTTGGTGCTGACCAGCTTTACGTTTTCTTTGTTGTCGTCCAAGAAGCTTGAGATCGTGTCGCATTTCTTACGTGCGACTCTGACCGCATCTTGGCGCAGGACTTTGCCTGCGCTGTAGCTGTCTGCTTTCGACACTACCGTCGTTTTCCCATTCTTGACAACACATAAGTATTCCCGCCTGCGTGGCATACCGTCCGCCGGGATTCTGATGCTTGAGGTCATTGGATCACCCCGCAGAAGGGGCAGAATGTTGCAATGTACGGTGTTCCGAATCCAAGGGTCAGAACGTTATCTTTCTTGCGTATGGATGCTCCAGTTCCGGAGTTCGCAACCTTATGGACTTCGCCCCAAGTGAGCTCTTCCACGATCTTTATCTTGTATGCGCAGGATTTGTCATTCTCCGTCACAAATTCTCCGTATGCCTCTACTACGCATACATGATTTAGTACATTGAATGCGTAATAGTTGAAGCAGTCCGCAGCGTTTATACAGAAATGATAGCCGTAACCGCAGGGTACAATTTTGCATACTTTTGGCAATTCGTATGTCTGTCCTAACTCATAGACTGTGTCGCCGTGTTTTGATGTCCAATTGGGGTTAAATACCTTGTACCCTCTTGTTATCTGATCTTCTTCAGTCAAAACAACCACTTCCAGATTCCGATGACGGCGATGATCACAAGCTCCGCAGCGGCCACTATGCACAGCCATGTAGGAGCGTCAGTCTTGTGTTTCACTGAGACTCCCCCTTTGTCAATATGTACTGAGTTTCAGTTTTGACCCTATACCCGCAGTTCTCGATTGCGGCCTTAGCTGATTCCTCATCTCCTATAATATGCGCCAGTTCGTCGAGCACTTCTTTCTTGCTCGGCTTCAGCTTGATGTCGCGGATCGCTCTTTTCAGGAGTTCGTTGTGTATCTCGGGGTATGCAGTCTTGAGCATTCCGGCGTCGACGACAAACTTCTCGCCTTCCTTATAGCGGGCTTGCAGTTTGTAGCCTTCATATGCCTTAACTCCTGCGTCCAGTGCGCGCCTAATGGCTTCTGCGCGCATTTCATTGAGTCTTTCAACCTCTTTTTCAAGAATCTCAACAGAGGTCTCTATGTCGACCGCTGTTGCGGCCCACCCATTGCCGTCTGTGTCCGCAGGGTAAGTCGGGAACTTTGATGCGGGGTCTAACTCTGACATTATCATGCAGACCCCTCCTCAATTTTCTGCATGAGTTCAAGGCGCATTTCTCTAGGAAGCAGGACGACAGACTGAGCGCCCATCATGATCATGGTGTCCTTGACAAGCTGCGAGAACCTTGGGTCTCTGCTTGCCTTAAGCAGTCCTGTGTTCAGGACGTCATCAGATATGTCGTCCTTCGGTGCAACGGTCTCTTTTTTCTTCTTTGCTCCGTTAAAGAAGGGATCGTCTGTCTGCATTTTCTTTGTGGTTGTTTTTCCCGGCGGTGTTGCCTTCTCCAGTGCCTCGTCGGACTGTATCGCATCGGTGTCATCCTTTTGGCCATCGGAGATGTTGAACTCGATCTTGTAGAAGTTCTTGAGTGCAGCTGTGTACACTTTGTTTATCACTTTGTCGCTGTTGTCTTTTGCTTCCCCGACTACCGACAGCGTGATCTTGTCGGCCGGATCGTCCATGTTGACAAGCGTGACAGTAAGCGTACCGCGCATGTGATACCACGTTGACGATCCGCCGTCGTACTGCGACTGCTTTACTGTAGGCGGTGCGACCTCTTCTATGTCTAGCCCGCCTACGTCAATAATTATTCCCTCGTTGTTGTATGCCCTTTCTACGATCGGTTTTATTGTTTCGATGGGAAGATACGCATACTTCAATCCGTCCGTCTTGACCTTTTTGAACGTGTGCTCATAGACCTCTTTCTTGGCGGCATTGCGTCTTTGGTAGAGGTTCTTTCCTGCGCGCGAGTCTTCCATATTACGCGCCTCTTAAAACGCCGGGCTGTGTCTCACACACTCTCTCCCCAGAGCCGTTTTTGCAGGATTCGCGTATTCTGTCTTCCTCTTCGTTGAGTTTGTCGCCTTCGTAGAGCAGCTTGTCGGTCTTCCTTATCGTCTCAGGGAATTTCTCTCTGACGATGGACATCTCAAGGATGTACTGCGGCCCTTTGAGTTTTATAAGTATTTCTTTAACAACAAGCTGTTTCCACTTCAGCTCTATCGTTCTTGCATCGCATAGTTTCCCATGCTTCAGAACCGATTGCATGAAGTCTTCTTTTTCGACTAATGTGTGGCCATGTCTTGCCAATTTTTTCTTGTTGTCGTCGATCCAATCGACGACTAGTTCCGATATTTCGACTTTCTTGGACATTTTAATCCTCCCAGCCGATTAAATTTTTCGCTGAAGGACAAAATAAATA